CCTTTTAATTCCCATTCTTCAACCACAGCTCCAACTGGGTCTAAAAGGTTAAATGTAATATTCTTTTTATAAAAATCAGAGTATCCATCTCTACCTGTAACTGATTCGTGATGTAATCTTACCCACTCAATAACTTGTTGAGCAGCTGAAGGAACTACTGGATCATATAAAGTTATTTCAAGAGGTTGCCATCTTGTTTTTCCTTTAACATATCGTGTAGTATTCATATGTTCTAAAATCACTTCATCTGATTCAATTGATGGTCGGTTCATAGCTTTAACTAAATACGCATTAATTCCATCTATTTGCATTATAAATCTATTTTTGAGTTTTGGCTCAAAAGGTGTAAACATAATATCTTGTGGTTGTAATAATTCTGGCATTTTAATTCTCCTAAATGACTTTACCTTTATTTCTATTCATATATAAATATTAAAAAAGATAAAAAAAAGGGATTTATATTTCAAAATCCCTTTTCTTTTTTTAGTTATTTTTAACTAACTATTACTCTGGAAAAGAAGCACCAGTTGGTAAAATAGAAAAATCAAGAACTATAAATTCAGCAGTTCTTGTTGGTTGTAAGAACAATTGTCCTACAAGTTGATTTCTATCTATTGTATCTGGTGTGTTATTTGTTTCATCCATTACTACTCTGAATGCATTCAAACCACTCTGTGATTGAACATTTTCTAAGAATGGATTAACATTCGACAAGAATCTTCTTCGTGTTGCCGCTGTATTTTGTTCAAATACAAGGAATCTTGAAGAACTTGCGATAAACTTCTTAACTCTGATTAATAATCGTCTTACATTGATTCTATCTAAAGAACTAGATTTTTTCTGTAATGTCTTTTGTCCAAATACAGTCACCCCTTGTCCAGGGAATGTTGCGATTGGATTAACATTTGAATCATATAATGTGTCACGATTACCTTGTGTTAGTTTTCTTTCAGCTTGTATAGCAGTTGTAATTCCACCACGATTTAAACCAGCAGGAGCAAACCAGGGGTGAGATACTTTGTCATTAAAAGCATAAATTCCACCCAATACAACTGAAGGCGGTACCCATCTTTGAGTTCCAGCTACTCGTGAATCAGGTACTTTAACCCAAGGCCAGTACATAGCTGCGAAGTTTGAATCTTTGGTTTCAGCTTCTGTCGTAGCATGAGATACATTTTTACCATAAAGAACTGGATCAATAATTGTAAAACAATCACCTCTATCTTCACAAACATCAATCACTTTATTAGTAATAGCACTATGAACATTATGAATCAAACCAGGTACTAATATTAAATTAATATCAAATTCATCTTGATTTGATAACAAGTCAAGAGCTTCTGAATAAGCTGCCCCACCATCTAAAGTTGTTAAATCAGTTGGTGAAAACCCTTGTGTTTGTGTACCAATATTTTCATAGAAATTAACTTTTGAACTACTAGCAAATCCTTGTCCTTTACCTAACGCATCAAATCCACAGTGCCCATCCGAACCACCTAAGAAACCACCATTTCTTGAACCACTTCCAGCACCAACATTTGGTAATGACATAGATGCTGCGGGAACTCTAACATTTCCGTTTTCATCTAAATAATCAACAGTGTTATTAATGTTATGAACGGTAACGAATTTAGATTTATTTGGGAATGAACCACTTAATTGTAAATATTTTGTAGTTCCATCGGTTCTAACAGTTTGTCTCTGGTCACCGATTGCTTTACCAATATAACTTGGTGAATTAGGATCAAGATTTAAACCTGTAAATGTTTCCAATGTTTGTTTTCTTTTATGATTATCATTACCAGCTCTAATAGATAATGTAAATGTACCTTTTTTGTTATTTACATTTGATACTTCATATCTAAGGTTATGAACTGAACCACTTGTTAATACACCAAAAGTTGAAACTCTATGACTATCAGAATTAGCATCTTGAGGTGCGTCTGGAAAAGAAGCGTTGTTCATAATTGTTCCATCTGCAATTGTTTTTAATTGGAATGCAACAGTACCACCTACAAATGCATTAGTAGCACCACCTGCTTCTGCTTGAACACTTATTGAACCTAATGATTCTGTAATTGGAAGATTACCATCACTACCAGAATGTAGTTGGGATACGGTAAATCCTTGTAGTCCATCAGCTTCTGTAGGTATAGTACCACATATAATACTTCCGTTGTGTCCATTTGCATGTTCAATAGCTGCTTTTAATGCAGTTAAAGCAGCATGTTGAGTAGCTGAAGCTTTGTTAATACCAAAGGCTACTGCATTTTCAGTTGGACAACCAGCAGTAGCTCCTGCGGTAGCGTCACCAATGTCTGTACCAGAAGTGATAACAACTCCAGTAGCGACTCCAGCATCAGCAGTATCAGTCATAACATAGTTTTTAATACTACCTGAAGCATCTACTAATCTTATGAATTGTCCTTCGGTTAAACCATTTGCAGCATCACCATCAGAAGCACTTATTGTAGTAGTAGCTCCAGTCAAACGATTACTTATATTAGCAGTAGCTGGACTAAATGTTCCATCTAATATTCTAACTACAGTTAATGTGTTTGAATTTTTTAAATACTCTTCAGCCGCGTGTGAGGTTAAAAATTGAAATTTGTTTGAACCACTTGTAACCACATCTCCAAATTTATTTTGAAAATCTGGAAATGATGTTACGATGGTTGGAACTCCTGCAGGAACTTTTACAGTTGGTCCTATAAGAGCAGCTCCAATATCAGCCACAGCAGAGGGTAAGAATGTCTGATCTATTTCATTCGTAAATACACCAGGTGAAATTAATTTTTCGGCCATTATGTCTCTCCTAAATTTTTAAGTTAACTTTTTGAGGTCAAATATACTATTTTGCGCAATAATATTATTCATATATAAATATACAAATAAAATTCAAAACGATAAATATATTTTTGATTATTCTGATTTATTTTTTGTGAAAACACCAGTTTCTGGATTTAAAGTTCCCTGACCATACTTTTTAGTAATTTCTTCAAGAAATTTTGATTCTTCACTTTGAATTTCATTTAGATTATTTTCTAAATCTTGTTCTTGTTGGTTGAGTCTCATTTTAGCCATCTTAACCTGACCAAATCTATTTTGGATATTTAAATAATTTTCTCTAATACTATTAATTTTACCCAATTCCTCTTCTGTGAATTTTACTTCTTCTGACATTTATAACCTCCATTTGTTGATTTGTTATATAACTATATATAAATATATATGAATTTTTCAAACAAGTAAATTATTTTCCTACTTGTTTATCTGTAGCATCACCTTCCATACCAAAAGTAACTTTTGATGGTGTGGTATATTTTTTCATATTTGATACTTTATTTGTTACTTGGGAATTTAAAAATTCTGGTAATAGATAAGTTTTTGCTATAACACTAAATGTTGACTTAATAAATCTTTCATCATTTTGATTCATTTCTGAAGCGTCTGATATATTATCAATTGTACACAAAAATTTCATTCTTTCACCATCACCCCAATAATTATTAGATTGAGCGACAAATGATTCAACAAGTGGATTCATTTGTTCTACAAAATTTGTCCATAATACAAATTCATAAGTGACATCTGCATAATCAGGCATTCCAGTGACTATATTTTCATAAACAGGTTGAACTCCTTGTTGAACTGAAAATCTATCATATTGATTTTCTTTACTCCATTTATTTCCCCTTACTACATTAATATATTTACTTCTAATATCATGTTCAAAACCTTGATTACTTAAAACATTTTTACCAATTTCTGTTCTTTTTAACATTATAAGTGGTAATATCAACGCACCAGCAGAATCTCTTAACGCTTCTCTTTTTCTAACAGCCTTCCATCTTTCCTCATTACCATAAAATACAGGAACTTTAAATGTTTCATTAGCATCTTTAACAATTGGTTTCATTACATTTTTAACATGGTTTAAAACAGCTGTATCAACATCTTTCAATGTAACAGAATAATTATCTGAAAAATTGTTACCAGGTATAATAGTAGTTTCTCTATTACCACGAATTGTAGTGCCTTTGGTAGAAACTTGATCTGCTCTATTTATACCTTCTCTATTAACAACTTGTTTATTTGTAATTGGTTTAACGGCCATTTCTTCTTCTCAATGCTTTTAGTTTATCTTTTTTAGTTTTAACTTTACCTTTAAATTCTTGTGATTTGATTGCACTCATATCAACTTTACCTATAGCAATCTCTCTTTTTATATCTACTTCTACTGCTTTTGTACCTGTTTGACTATCACCTGGTATATTATCCAACTTATTTAATACCTTACCCATCAACTCTTCCATTTGTAAATTACCATTTGAATCTGGTACATAAGTATGTTTTCTTTCACCATATACATCTTCATCATCTCTAACATTACCATTTACTTCTTTTTTAGGTTTAGATGTAGGTTGAAAATTTCCATCATTTTCATCAAACTTTACAATTTTTTTACCTGTTATTTGTTGAACGGCCATTATTAATATCCTTTAATTTCTTCCCAAATTGGAAATGCTGTTGTATTTCCGGAGATAGCACCAAATGTTCCGTGATTACCATTACCCGAATGGTCTGTAATAGTAGTTCCACTACCTTCATTCATTTTCCAATATCCTACAAGATTACTATTTTTTGTATGGTCATAATTAGTTCCAGCATTATATACTGCGTTAGCAAAAGTACCATCTGAATCAATACATCTATTGTAAATAGCCACTTCATCAAGTGCACATGCAAATCCACTATTATATCCTGAACCTTCAGTATTACGACCTCCAAAATATATTCCGT